GGAATCGGTCACCACCTACGACGACGAGGCGGGCAGCTACAACACCCCGATTCCTACCGCCAGGGACAAGACCTGGAGCATCAGCGGGGCGATGAATTTCGCCGATCCTGCGTGGCGTGCCATGCGGATCTGTGAAGAGTTCAACGTGAGCGAGAAGTTGATGGTTGAGTACGCCGTCATCGGCCCGAACAACGGGAAGCAGGTGGAGTACGGCTATGGCTTCTTCGAGAGCTACCAGCCTGAGCAGGCTGCTGGCACGGTGATCAAGTTCCAGGTGAGCCTGGCCGGTTACGGCAAGGTTGGCCTCGATCTGCTCTGATCATGGCGATCACTGTTCGGGGGGAGACGTTTGAGGGTTACAACAAGCCCAAGCGGACCCCCCAGCACGCCACCAAGAGCCATGCGGTGCTGGCTAAGGAGGGTGAGAAGGTCCGGCTGATCCGGTTCGGTCAGCAGGGGGTGAGTGGTGCCGGGAAGAACCCTCGCACCGATGCCCAGAAGGCCCGCCGTGCGAGCTTCAAGGCTCGCCACGCTGACAACATCGCCAAGGGTCCGATGAGCGCCGCCTACTGGGCGAACAGGGTCAAGTGGTAGCCAAGCAAACAACGGGAATCCCGGTGTTTGAGTTGATGGCCCCGGTGCTGCCGGGGCTTTTTATTGCCCTTTATGCATCAACGCTAAAAGGCTGGCTGACCCGCTCTATGCGCTTGGCCCAGGTGTCGCCACCTTCATGGCCCTTGCACGGGTTGATGCAGGCGGGGTCGTTGGCCATGTTGCAGACGAGGCCCGCTAGATCAAGCTCTGAGGCGGGCTTGCCGGTGGCCCAGTAAAGCTGCTCGCCTAGCCAGAGGGCGCCGCAGCGTGGGCAGGAGCGGGCTTCCATGACTGGGGCTTCCATGGCGGGCGGGCAGTGTTGCGGCAGGTTTCCGGCTGTAACGGGCGTTAGGACGTAGGCAGGCTTAGTCGCTTGAGCAGACCAGCAATGTCGTGGTTAACCGTTGCCGGGGCTGGCTCTTCGTACTGCGCAACGTGCCCAAAACGGCGGATGGCGGACTGATCGCGGTGCCGCTTCTTATGCTCTTGGCGGATGCGTTCGCTTTGCAGCGAGGCTTGGGACGGTCCAAATTTTGAGTTAGCCATCACTTTAGCTTGAATGAGCGAAACTTTCCGTTTCTTGGTCAACCACTTAACAAAAGCAACTTTGCGCTTACCAACTGGCACGCTTTCGTCGTTCCAGTCAAAATTAGCAGTCATGGAAACGGGGGTCTGGTGGTGGTGAATCGGTGGAAAGGGCCTGGCGGATGGGATCCCGAGCGCTAGAGCGTGGGGAGCATGTGCTTTTGGTTTTCCAGTAGTACATGTTCAATCAACACAGGCGGGGTATCAGTAGTAGTGACCCACGCCTGAAATAACGGAACAGCTTGCGCTCGCGCTTGGCTTTCTAATACATCAAACCGCGCATCGCCAATCTCAGCGCGAATCAAAAGCATAAGTTCTTTGATTCTAAAGTAATTCATTTTGCTACCCAAAGCTGTTAAGCTATCTTTGTCTCGCTGGCTATTAACAAGTTTCGGCTTTGGCCTATGCTTGTCTTTATTGAGATAACTCTTTTGCCTTGTCACTTCCCACCATATCGTCTTGGCGTGTGTCTTTTTACGCACCATTCTTCGTATTGTCAGTCTTAACTTGTCAGCAACTGATGGCTGCGTTTCAGGAACAGACGCAAGCCTGGCGTACTCTGTTGAGATTTCGCTGTTTAGCTCATTCCACTTCACTTGCATGTCACTTGCTAAGACATCCAGATCCTCAATGGACATGCCTTTGATTTCACTAACAAATACTGTTTTTCCCCTTCGCTCCCAAAAGGCGTAGGGTTCGTCAAGCGGCTTGTTGGCGCTGCGTCTTAGCGCCTCAGTTCTAAGCTTTGATTCTGCTGGGCGCGTCCATATGTCAACGGACGAGAGGCTTTCTTTTGTCACGGTGGTTTGTTTGTGTGGTTGGGGGTTTAGGTGGCGTCATGTGTTACACCACTTTGCTTTACTTAATGTATGGTTGATGGCCCGCTATCGCCTTTTCAAGCCATTGGCTCGAACCAGCACCAAGAATCACAATGCCTCCATTAGGACGATCGGACTGATGCAGTATTGGCCCACCATTTGCCGCAATTTCAACATCCCATGCCACCGATTCAGGTATGGGATTGCCTTTTGGTAATTCGTGTAGCCACGGCAGGTTTGCAGCCTCTGCCAGTGGGCGGGCCGCCTGTGTGCCAATTAGTGTAACGTGCTGACCTTTAGCAAATGCGGCTTGAATGTGCTGCAGTGCTTTTGAATCCAGTTCCTTTTGAGTAAATCCTTGGTAAGCAATAAGAGGGTGATTACTGTTTTCCGGTGTGCCGTAGGCAAATCCCAGCGCCTTTTTACGGCGCCTTGCTTCTCCCATGGTCGGTCGTGCGGTGGTGACTTTCGCATTCTACCTCATCTGTAAGCCGTTTGAAAAGGGCAACGCCTCCCGGTTCCCTGATCGGCTTGCCCGCCGGGAAAGCTGAGGCATGAGCCTTCCCGCCACTGCACAGGAGCTGTACGACCTGCTGGCGGGCGATGCGGTGGTCAGCGCAGCCCTAGGCACGTACACGCCTCGCGGCCAGAGCCCTGTCCCTGCCATCGCCGTGGTGCGCCGCAATGAGCAGCTACCCGAGGGGGTGGCCGTGGCTGGCCTGGAGGTGGTGATCCTCAACAACCCCGACTACAGCCCCGAGGCGATGCTCACCGGGGAGACGGGGCTGAATCCACAGTTCCGGCTGTACGTGAGCGAGTGGTCACCCTCAACCGACCTATCGGCTCTGCAGTCGCTGACCCAGCGGATCATCAGCCTCCTGCCCGGCTGCCGTGCGGTGCCGATCGGTGGTGATGCGCCGGGGCAGGGGCTCGGGGTACTGGATCAGTACGCCATCAGCTGGACAAACCCCACCCAGTACGTCGTGACACCAGGAAGCTGAGATGGCAGGCAATGAGTGGGTCGTTAAGGTCACCGCCGATGTGAAAGGCGTGCTCGATGCCTCGCGGCAGATCGGGCAGGCGGGGAAACAGGCGGGGCAGAATTTCCAGGACGGGTTTAACGGGACCGACAAAACTCTCTCAGGCTTATCTACACAGCTTAGGGAGACGACAGGCGGAGTAAAAAGCTTTGGCGAATCACAACAAACCATCGTCAAAAATCAAGGGGATGTTAATTCCGTATTGGGTAAAGGCAATGGCATCCTGGGCAGCTTGACTGATGGTGTGAAGAGCTTTGCGCTGCAAACAGGTTCGGTTCTTACGGTTGGCGCAGCGCTTCAGTTTGCTGGCAAGCAGATTATGGATCTTGACACCGCAAGCGCTGCGGTGCGGACCCTTGGCGTTGACTCAAAAGCACTTAGCAAAGAACTACTGAAGTTATCAACAGAGCTAGACGGCAACGTAAGTCGTGTTGAGCTGATGCAAGCATCTTATGATGTAGCATCAAGCGGCTTTACCAAAACCTCAGAGATTGTCGATATTCTGCGAGCTTCAGCGCTAGGCGCTACCGGGGGATTCTCGGATCTTGCCACTGTAGCCGATGCTGTAACATCCGTCATCAATTCTTACGGGCTTGAAGCTTCAGACGCTACGTCTATTGTAGATAGCTTTATCCAAACACAAAATGACGGCAAGATAACAGTTGCGCAATTTGGAAAGCAGATCGGTAATATTGCAGCCGTTGCGGCTGCAGCAAATATTCCCTTGAGCGAGCTAAGTGCTGCAATCGCCGACGCTACAGCGAAAGGAGTTCCTGTTGAGCAAACATTTACAGGACTTAGGCAAGCCATCAGTTCAATCATAAAACCTTCAGAACAAGCCAAGGATGAAGCAGAGAGGCTCGGAATAGAGTACAACTTGACTGGCCTAAAAGCGCGTGGGTTCGCTGGGTTCCTAGCCGATGTAGTTACAAAAAGCAAAGGGTCAGCTGATAGCATTGCAATCTTGACCGGTAGTGTAGAAGCCCAAGCTCCCATCCAGCAAATTGCAAACGATAAATTAAAAAATTACAACGAGTTCCTGGATAATCAAATCACGAAAACCGGCCAGGCCAAGGCAGCCGCTGAAATTGCTTCGGCAACCATTGCCGGTGGAATTGAGAAAATTACCAACGCATCTAGTAATCTTGTTACAGTATTGGGAGCATCTGGAGGAGGATCGGTAGGAGAATTCTTAAGCCGTCTTGCAACGGGCATTTCGCTCGTTCAAGCATTAACAGGCAAAGCCGTTGAAGCTGCCGGGGCCATTAAAAGCGTTTTTACTTTTACCCCACCAGCAAAGGCAGTTTACGAGCTAAAAGAGGGGTTTGATAGTCTTATTATATCTGGCGCAAAATGGATAACCTCACAACTTACTGGGACAACACAGCTAACGGAGGCGCAAGAGAAGCAAATCAAGGCAATAGCACAAGGAAACCAAGATCTTCTAGACCTTGCAAAATCATATAACAAAGAGCAGCTAGAGCGGCTTGAATACGATCAGAAAATAGCGGATGCTCAGGGCAAGCTAGCCAAGGCGCAGTCTGACTCTCAGCTGCAAATTGGCCAAGCCAACATCAATCTAGGCCAGGCATTGATCAGCCTAGAAGATTCTCGTTTTGGCATCATCAAAAGTCGCAACGACTACGAATTACAGGAGGCACAAAAGCGCGGTGCAAGCGAGCGAGAGTTAGACGACATTAAGCGCCGGGGTGAAGAGATAGAAGCTGCCGCCATGAGCGCCAAGTTTCAGGGATTAGTAGCACAGCAGGGACTAGAAAGAGATCTGCTTGCATTGAAGCAGCAGCAGGCTCTTACAGAGGCAAACAGCGAGGTAAGGAAAGCAAACGCAGAATACAAAGAGGCTGAGCTTGAGGTAACAAAGGCAATCAACGAAAGCAACAAAGAAGCGGAAGCCTCGGCAAGGGCAAACCTAGAAATCAAGGATATTTACAGGCAGATTGCCAATGAAAACCTAGGGATCCTTCAGCAAATCCAGCCTATACAGGGCAGGATCGCTGATGCCACCAACGAGGAAGCAATCAATAGGGCCCTTGCTGCCGCCGAGGCAAAGGGCCTACAACTTGCCGCTGATGGCACCTTCAAGGCTGCCAAGGGCACCGCCGACCAGTTCAAGAGCGTGGGCGACAGCCTGAAGGTGCCACTTGCCCAGCAGGGAGCCTTTGCCCAGTTGGCCAAGGATGTGGGCCTCCGGGTGCGGGACACCGGCAGGGGGTACTACGAGATCGGACAGGCTCTGGGCAAGGGGGTGGGGCCTGCCGCGTACGACATCAAAGACTTCATGGGCGTGGCATCCAAGGCCACCGCTGCAGCCAAGGGCCAGGCGGCAGGGCTCA